AATCATGAAGTGCAGATGAATCCGGCAGAACACAAGCTGTATGACCAGTTAAAGCATGACCTCATTATTCCCTTGGAGGACGGTGATATTGATGCAGCAAATGCAGCATCTTTATCAAACAAACTTCTACAAATGGCAAACGGTGCTGTCTACGATGAAAATAAGGAAGTCCGTATGATTCATAATCACAAACTGGAAATGCTGGAAGACTTGATTGAATCCGCCAACGGACAGCCTGTGCTGATTGCCTATTGGTTCAAGCATGACAAGGCTCGTATTGTAGAGCATTTAACGTCATGTGGTTACAGTCCCCGTGATATTAAATCCTCAGACGATATTCAAGGTTGGAACAGTGGGAACATTTCTGTTGCTCTCATTCATCCGGCATCAGCAGGACACGGCTTGAACATTCAGTCCGGCGGTCACATTCTCATCTGGTACGGACTGACTTGGAGTCTGGAACTGTATCAGCAGACGAATGTTCGATTCTTACCCTGTGCGCTTTGCGACCGTGGAATTTCAGCTTACAGCAACAGATGCACTTGTAGAAATTGCTGACAGAATCAGGATTGAGAAGGGATATCTTCCGATGCATCCGAGAGACGGCGAAAATGATAATGCTGACAATGACGGCTGGTATGATTTTTATGTAGGAATTTCAAAACTGCCAGGAGAAAATCAGCAGTGCCGGATTGACAGCAGCATCAGTTTTGTGGTAGTCAATTCTGATTCAGAGGACAACGAAGATATGTACGAAATCGAACTGAACGCATATGAGCAGGAATGTGTGTTTGAAATTTTAAACCGGCAGTGCCGGAAGTATCATGGGAAGGACTGTTCTGAATTTGTGGCGGAAGCGGAGAAAGCATTGTTTGAAGATGAACCTCCTGACCTTTCCGGCGACCTTTTCAGTCTGCCCGAAGAAATACCGGACAACCACATTGGGGGCATGATAACATGAAAATTATTAAGCGGAACGGACGTGAAGTTCCGTTCGATTACACGAAAATCAAGGCGGCAGTCGAAGCCGCCAATTCTGAGGTTGAGGAAAAAATCACTGATACAATAATCGGCTTTATCGCTGGCAGAGTCGAACAAAGGTGTACAGCCCTTGCAAGACCTGTCCATGTCGAAGAAGTCCAGGACATGGTAATTGATGAACTGGACAAAGCCGAAGCATACAAACTTGCAAGGCATTACAGCGAGTATCGTTTGTTGCATGAGCAGAAACGCAGAATGAACACCACGGACGGAAAAATCCTTAGTCTGCTGGAGCGAAACAATGAGGAAGCCAAACAGGAAAATGCCAACAAAAATCCTATCATTAACAGCACTCTCCGTGACTATATGGCTGGCGAAGTCAGCAAAGACATCTGCCGAAGATTTCTGTTTCCGGAGGACGTGATTGCTGCACACGATGAAGGAATACTGCATTTACACGATACCGACTATATAGCCGCACCTCTCTATAACTGTTCTCTTGTCAATCTGGAAGATATGCTTCAGAACGGCACGGTTGTCAGCGGCACGATGATTGAAAAGCCGCACAGCTTTTCTACCGCCTGCAATATTGCCACGCAGATTATCGCACAGGTGGCATCAAATCAGTACGGAGGTCAGACGATTTCTCTGGCGCATCTTGCTCCGTTTGTGGATGTCAGCCGACAAAAAATCAGGGCAGAGGTATTTGAAGATGTGAACTGTGACTGCAGTGCAAAGCTCTCCGAAGAAGAAATTAATCACATCGTAGAAAAGCGTGTGCGCCGTGAAGTCAAAAGAGGAGTGCAGACAATTCAGTACCAAATCAACACACTGCTCACGACTAACGGACAGACTCCGTTTGTGACAGTGTTCATGTATCTGGATGAAGTGCCGGAAGGACAGAACAGAGATGACCTTGCGATGATTATCGAAGAAACTCTTCTTCAGCGTATCGAGGGTGTCAAAAACGAGAAGGGCGTGTGGATTACGCCAGCATTCCCTTATATGGTGGGGGCTGCGTAAGGCAGAAAACTTGGTGAACCCATAAATATGGGGTGTGGTCATAGTGACTGCTAACGGTAGAAGCGGAATAAGGCATTTGCGCGAAGCAGCTTCAGAAGAGAACCTAAGGTCCTAAAATATGGATAGCTGGTAATACCGTGTTAAGCATTGCTTTTATGTCTCTCTTTAAGGAGGGGGAATTTTATGTTTAAGGATATTCCTGATATGGATGGTGCTTACAGCTGTGATGAATCTGGAAGAATAAAATCCAATAGACGTCTTGTATACAACAATGGAAGTGGACACTATTATTTTATTCAAGAGAGGGTGTTGAAGCCCTATCAGAATAACAAAGGATACTGGTATGTAGATCTAAGAATACAAAACAAGACAGTTAGATGGCTTGTTCACCGTCTTGTGGCATTAACGTGGATACCAAATCCAGATGGGTTACCTGTGATAAATCATATTGATAATAATCCCTCAAATAACTCTGTAAATAATTTAGAATGGTGTACGACACAATACAATGTAAACTATTGTATTAAACAGGGGAGGATGAATTATCACACTAACGCACGTATAAGAGCCCAGAAAAGTCCTAAGACGTTTTTATACAAACCTGTGAACCAGTATAGCTTAGAGGGAGAATATTTGAATTCATACGCCAGTATCACAGCGGCGGCAAAATCCATCAAAACCTCCAACAGCAGAAGTAGAGTTTCAAATATATCTGCGTGTTGCTCAGGAAAAGCTAAATCTGCTTATGGTTTCATTTGGAGATATAAAAGCAATGAAAATGTAACGACTAACTTTGAGTGTACAAGCTCATAAAAGCATACTGGTGAAAATCCAGATGTGTAGTGCCAAGCGTATAATTCAGAATTATACGAAGAGATAGTCTACTCCCCTAATAAATATCGGGAAACCGAGGGTACTAAGGAAATTAATATACGTTCTTGATGGGGATAATATCACCGCAGACAGCCGCTACTGGTATCTGACTGAACTTGCCGCCAAGTGTACGGCAAAGCGCATGGTTCCGGATTATATCTCTGCCAAGGTCATGAAAAAACTGAAAGGCGATGTGTATCCCTGTATGGGCTGTCGCTCGTTCCTCACAGCATCTGACAATCACAAATACTATGGCAGATTCAATCAGGGTGTTGTCACGCTGAATCTGGTGGATGTGGCGTGTTCTTCCGGCGGTGATGAGGAAAAGTTCTGGCAGCTTCTTGACGAACGCTGTGAACTTTGTTTCAAAGCCTTGATGTGCAGGCATGACCGCCTGAAAGGCACGCCGTCCGATGTTGCACCGATTCTCTGGCAGTATGGAGCATTGGCAAGGCTCGGCAAAGGTGAGACGATAGACAAGCTGTTGTACAACAATTACAGCACCATTTCTCTCGGCTATGCTGGCATTGCAGAAATGACCTATCGTATGAGGGGCTGTTATCATACAGAACCTGACGGAAAAGAGTTTGCAATCACCGTCATGAAATTCCTGAATGAGAGATGTGCAGAATGGAAATCGAAAACAAACATCAGCTTTTCGCTGTATGGTTCTCCTATGGAGTCAGTGACTTACAAATTTGCACAGTGCTTGCAGAGGAGACACGGCATCATACCCCATGTGACGGATAAGAACTACATTTCAAATTCTTATCATATTCACGTCACAGAGCCGATTAATGCATTTTCAAAGCTGACCTTTGAATCCGAATTTCAGGAGCTGTCTCCAGGGGGAGCAATCAGCTATGTGGAAGTGCCGAATATGCAGAATAACATTCCTGCGGTGCTGTCACTGATGAGGCACATCTATGACACCATCCTCTATGCCGAACTGAATACAAAATCTGATTACTGTCAGGCTTGCGGCTATGACGGAGAAATACAGATTGTGGAAGAAGACAGCAAGCTGATATGGGAATGCCCGAACTGCGGAAACCGTGACCAGCGGACACTGAATGTCTGCCGGAGAACCTGCGGCTATCTCGGTACACAATTCTGGAATCAGGGGCGCACAGCTGAAATCAGGGACAGGGTGATGCATCTTTGAATTACTGTGGTCTGAAGAAAAATGATATTGCCAACGGTGAGGGCGTGCGTGTATCGCTGTTTGTCAGTGGATGCCGGACTCATTGCACCGGCTGTCATAATCCCGAAGCATGGGATTTCAGTTACGGTCAGCTGTTCACTGCTGAAATCGAAAATGAAATCATCGAAGCCCTGCGTCCTCCGTGGATACAG